ATTCTATTTGGTCTAATGCTCCAGAAAATCCAAGTTATAACTAGCTTAGTCTAACTTTTACATTTAACTTTTGCAATAATGCTTTTGCTACATCTGTCGCAAACTGCTTTTTTCTATATTTTGATACTGGTTGTATACCTGTTATTACATTGGTAATAAACATTTCGTCTGCTTTTTGTATTTCAAAAGGAGAAATAGAAGCTTCTTCTAAAGTATATTCTTCCATTAAATTAATAATTTCTATTAATTGTTTTCTAATTATTCCTTTTAAACATCCGTCTGATAATGGAGGTGTTTTAATAGTATTTCCTTTAACTAAAAATACATTTCCGTTTAAAGCCTCAACTACACTTTTATTTGTATTAATTAACAAACAGTTGTCAAGCTTATTTTCTTTTGCATAAATACTACCAACAACATTTAAGGCTTTATTATTGGATTTTAATGTTGAAATTAAACTAGGAGACACATAAAAGTCTTTAAATAAATCAACTTCATAATCGCCTTCATTTAATAAATAGAAGTCTTGATCTAAAGCTTTTACAGAAACAATAAACTCTACATTATTACCAATAATAATTTCTTTGTTTGCGAAGATAACAACACCGTTCTTTATAACGTTGCTATTTCCACACTTAATTAAAGCATTATCGCTAATTGTTAATGTACGAAACTGGAAAACTCCAGACTGCGTAGTAGTACCTGACCAAGTAGCATCCCCGTCAGAGCCATTACCCCAACGTGTCGGATGTGGTGCTCCACCTGCAACAAATCCAAACATTAAGATGCCTCTAGGTCATAGTTAATTGAACAATACAAATTAGAACCATCAGATACACAAGATACTAGGTCACGCTTACCTGAACCAGAAGTAATTACAGGATCACCACCTGAGAAGTAAAACTCAGAACCAAAATTAATATCGTAAGCTCCAGTGTTTTTAATTACAAACGTATAGCAACCACCAGAGACCATGTTTTCTGTATCTAAGGTATAACCATCACCGTTTACAGTAACAATGAACACATTAGATGTCTCAAGATCTGCTGTTTGGTTAGAGGATAAAGCCACTGCCGTTGGAGCTGTATATTGAGCCTTAGCAAAGTTCTGTTGAACACCTAAGAGTGCAGGAGTCTTACTATCAATAGTTGTAGAAGAACTAAGAGTAGTTGTTCCTGTAACAGTTAAAGTAGTTAGGTTAGCAGTAACTGCAGTAACAGTACCTGTAAACGTAGGTGATGCTGAGTCTGCTTTAGTACTTACAGCAGTTTCAATAGCCTCAAACTCGTCGTCAATCTCAGTACCTTTGATGACCTTAAGTGGGTTACCAGTAGCAAGACTATCTTTTGAAGCAAAATTAGTTGATTTAGAATAATCAGACATTAGTTAAGTCTCCCCTGTTTTACGTACAGGTCAATCTGTTGAATGTTTAAGAATCCACCGTTGATCTCAGATTCAAATCCTACTTGGATTACAAAGCCTGAGCCACCTGCAGGAATACGAATGTTGTCAATCAAAGCAGCACCTGAGTACTCACCAATGTTATACTCAGCGATGTTATATTCGGATACTTCAGCATTTTTAACGGTCAAGTTGTAAGACGTATAAATGTCTTCGTAGTCAGTACCAATCTTAGCTACAAACTTTTGACCAGTAGATCCGATAACAGTGGCTGCAATGTTCTTAACTATCTTGACCATGTTCTGCATACCAAAGTCAAAATAGTTAGTGTAATACTGCATTGAGTACTTAGAACCATTATCTTGGAAACCACGATACTCAGCAATACCTGCAGTATTAGTCATGTACATTGAGCCATCAAAAGCAAGCCATGAGGTATGATCTAAGCCGTTCCAACGTGTAACACGATGTGCTCCATTATCTAATGGCGCTCTCATGTCAAAACACCAAACAGTTTCTTCGTCAGGTATTGCTAGTAAGTAGAATGCAAAGTGATCTGAGTAAACTGCTTTAATTCTATCTTTGTCTGCACGTGCTACTTGATCTACCAAGGTATCGCGAACGTTACGACTAATGTCACGTACTGGCTGAGACTTCTCTTGAATGGTACGGCCTAATGAACGTACACCAGACTCTGACAGGAAAAATATATCATTACCAGTATTGACAATAGAGTCACGAGCAATACAGCCAACACCATTAATGACTTCTACTAACGCCATATCTGCAGGATCAAGGTATTGCTTACCTGCATCTTGGTCATCCATGATGATAATGTTATTCTTGCAAAAAATAATTAGGCGGCCATTGTGAGCACCTAAGCCTACAATCTCATCATTACCATACACAAGTATGCCTGAGATGTCTAAAGAGCCTACAGTACCTTGACCTGATCTCCACTCAGTACCATCAAGAAGATCTGACCAATAAACAGTAGTCTTGTTAGTAGGTGTATCTGCAACCCAAATACGTCCATAAGCAGACAACACAGTGTTAGCTTGCGGTGGAGTACCTTTACCTTGCGTAGTAATGTCGTCTAGTACGCCAGTAGCAGGACTAAAGTAAATAGGTTCATAACCACGTTGAAACAAAAATGCTGCATCGTTAAGTGTTGCTGCTTGCCAGTTACCGTCAGCCAGTGTGTTAGTGCCGGGAGTGTTGGTATAGGTTACTGCATCTAAAGCACCACCATTCTTGATGTAGAAAGCAGTGTCTGACCAAGCACCAAAGTATTCCTGACCATCAATGTCAATGTCGAGAAACCTATGCATACCTTTGAGGTTTACAAGTGTTGCCGGAGTAGTTGTTTGTGCTACATAAGACCAACCTAAGCGACTGCCTAAGCGTCCACCTTCGTCAATAATGCAGTTCTCAGCACTACGAGCATAGTTCTGATTTAGAGTTACTTCGGAGTCCATTGTATTAAGACCGAAGAAACCGGGTGCTGCAATTGAAGCTGTGCGTAAAGGAGCTACCATTAATTACACCGTAGTAAAGATCAATTCTTCTGGATTTTTATTTGCATCGTATGCAATAGCATCAGTAGCTAATCGTAAAGCTGTAGCATATGCAGAAGCAGCGGCTTGACCGCCATCTTCTCCACGCTCTTCAATTGCTTTAGCATAAGCTAACATAATGACAGGCTTACTAGGAATTAACAATGTATCAGTGTCGGCAGATAACTCGTCAGGACGTATAAATAAATTAAAACGTAAATTATAAACACCATCCGGTTTAGGATAAATATCTACAATAACATTATTATCAGCATTAACACCATTATAGTTGTAATGCGTGGGAGATCCTGTGTTAGCCGGATCAACAGTTAAGTACCACTTATTAAACTGTGCAGTAGTACCACGCTTCATAATAAAATCTGAAGTATCGTTAATTACATCAATAGTTGTAAAGTTTTGATTAGCAGTATCAAGCTCATAACTTAATACATTCTGTACTGTTGAAGCAGTTAATGTTGTTTTAAATGCATTCCAATCCCATGCTTCTTCAATCTCATGCTTAGCATCATTAACAAGAATACCAATCATTTCAGAATATGCTGTTGCGTTAACTGTAGAGACTGTACGTTCTCTTAAACGTTTAAGTATATTGTTAACAATTTCTAAATATGTCATGCTTGCATCCTACTATGTAGTATTATTATAGCATATTTTTAAGTAGTTGTCAAGTGCCTTCCTTGGCATTGACGTTTACTTAAAAGTTATACAACTCATCAATTTCAGCTTGAGTCATTTTGCTAAAATCATTAGTACGAATTACAGAACCACTACCAGATTTAACTGGGTTACCGTAACGGTCACGTAAGACATTCTTTTGTAAAGGTTTTACTTTCTTTTTAGGCTTATTAGGTAAAGTTTTTAAGCCTTTGTCTTTTTTACGTGCTGCTCTACGCTCTGCTAAACGCTCTGCTAATGCTTCTTCACGCTCTTTTTTACGTTCAGCGGCTAACATAGCATTACGATTTACAGGTTTCTTACGTGGTGGGTTAGCTTTCTTTTTAAGACCTTTGTCTTTAGGAGTATTAGCTGCTTTCTTCTGTACTTTTTGAGTACGGCGGCCCATACGTGCGTCACGATCTGTTAACTTAGGAGTCAAACCTGCAAAGTCTGCTGCTGCAAAACCTAAACCAATAATACCTGCACGCTTCATACCTTGCTTAAGTAACTTAGCTACCTGACGCTTACGTCCTGCTGCAGTTGCTGAAGGTTTTACTGAAGACTGAGCACGCTGAGTAGGACGTACTGCATCAGACTTAGCACCTTTACGTGCTGCCTTAGCTGCTGCACCTGCTGCTTTCTTAAACTGATTTTGCTTACGTGTTACTGCACCTTTAGCAGCACCCTTCTTAGGTGGAGTAGTTGGAGCAGGTTTAGACTTAAGAGTCTTTTCGTTACGATCTGCAACACGCTCTTGCATATTAAATGCTTTGTCACCAATAGCTGCACGTGCTTGACGTTCTGCTGCGCGTACTGCTTTACCTACGTTACGTTTAGCTGTAGCTTTCTTAGCAGGTGCTTTTTTAGTAACTTTCTTTTTTTGATTAGCCGCAGAAGTTGCAGCACGTTGGCCACGTACTGGTTTCTTAGGAGTTGCTTTCTTAGCTGCTGCTTTCTTTTTAGCTGCTGCTTTTTTCTTAGCTGCTGCTTGCACTTGAGCGCGTGTTGGCATTGTTTTATCCTCTATCGTTTAAATGGTTCTTTGCCAAAGATTATCCTAAAGAAGTTGACGATACCTAACGCCATCTCCATCGGACTCGGGATTGCCCAACCCGCAAGTAGAGCAATCATAATTAAAA